CAAAGCCTCGACCACGGAAGCAGAAGATAGCCATAGCGCACCGTGCCTGTGGAATGTCCAAGAAGAAAAGACGGAGTAAGAAATGAACAACAGAGTCCCCCTGTCGGGAGTGTCAGTTGGAATTGAGGCGGAGTGGCCCCCCTCAAAGAAAGTAGAAGCCGTTCTTAGCGGTCTCCAGAAAGTCTCCAAGGAGGTCTCGTGGTCGGGTGGTACGGTTAATCTGGACCTCAACTACCACATCGGTTTGCTCATGATCTTGAAGGAGATTGCTGAGCTTGTTGAAGCTTTACAGGGAACGACGGAGACTGTGGGTGATAATGGGGAGGTAGTCAATGTCGATGCCTCCTGAGCTTATCTACATCGGTTCCGTCTTTCTGTCCATCCTTGTAGGTTTCTTTATGGGGTACGGACTTGTACACACACAGGTCACCCTTCTGCATCGAGAATTGCAGGCAATGCGCGGAGACCTGCAGCAGCGGGAGAAACTCCTGTCTACAAGGGCAACTAGGGAGCACAAGCTGCTCTCTTCCTTGATGGACCGCATGGATATTCCTCTGGATGGGGGAAAGAACCGGGTTTTGGATCGTTCTCCTCGTGCAATTGCAGAACTCCTTCGAAAACGGAGGGAGGAGAATGAGCGACAGTGGCAGGAAGTGAACAAGGAGATCACACCGTGAGTGAGGTACATCACCAGAAGGCGAAGCGAGCGAAGCGTAATCGGGATACTTTTACGTGGGATTCCACGGAAGGTCAGGCTGTCTTGCCCGGTCAGAAGAAAGGCTATTCTGGATCGGATGGCAAGAGTGTCATTGGAACGGCAAAGCGTCCGAAGAGAGGTCGTGGGAGTCACACTTCGTAAGGATTAGGAATGCCCGCTACGATCGTCGAGCCCCCCCGGCGCGGAAGGGCCCTAGGCTACGATGTGCTGGGGGCACACAAGATTGACTGGGGAAACCCCAAGGACGAGGACCTCCTCGTCTTCGTAGATACCCAGGTTCGGGCACATGACACAAGACATTTGTGGTGGGTCCGGAAGGCGAAAGTGCAGTTAGCCTGGGCAGAGGGGGAGCAGCTCAAGATATGGGACCCACATAGTCGGTCTTTGATCGACTCCTACGACGTGCAGACGGATCGCATTGCGCTTTTTGCTAATCGCTTGAAGCCCGCGGTTCTAAACTGGATTTCCCTGATTACCGCTCGGGAGGTCTCCTTCCGTGTTCACCCTGCTACGGATGAGGACACCGACATTGAGTCGGCCCGAGTGATGGATAAGCTCTCTACCTACTACTGGCGGAAGCTTTTGGGGAATACCAAGTTCGTCGAGGCTCTGTGGCTTATGTTCTGTACGGGCTGCTCCTTCCTGATGTCTACGTGGGACCCCTTTCAGGGACAGATGTACAGCCTGAAACCGGAGGACGTCCTCGACGAAAAGGATACGAAAGGGGGTGTCTATACTGTTCGGCAGCGCTTTGCCAATCTGATTGGCTCTTTGCTTGGTGTAGATGGTAGGGATGTGGACCTCAGTGAAGAAGGCTCCTACCAAGTGGGAGAAGGGGACCTAGCTTGTGACCTCTTAACCGGCTTCGAGGTCGTTCCTCCGTTTCGGGCCACCGGCATTGATACCTCCTCCTGGTTGATGGTTCGTCGACACCACCTGTACGAGGAAATACAGGAGAGATATGGGGAGAAGGCAAAGGAGCTTACTCCTGGTCTCTCCGAGGCGAACTTTACCTACCAGGACTACACAGCCTACCAGTATCCCTCGGAACGTCAGGCGTATGGTCTTTATTCTCTCCAGCAGAGTCCGGATCACGTTCTGGTCTACGAGATTTGGAGACCGAAGTCTAGGCGCTATCCGAAAGGTTTCTATGGAGTCGTTTGCCAGCAGAAGGTCCTGAAGAAGGGTCCCAACCCCTACGAACATGGTGAGATTCCTGTTGTCATGCTTCAGGAGCTTCCCAGTCCTAAGCACTTTTGGCCTCCCTCTACTCTTCAGGACCTAATGTCTCTCCAGATGGAGATGAACGTTACGTTAAGTCAGGTGGCGGAGCATAAAGCGGCAACGGTTCAACCTCGAATCCTGGCGGAGAGAAATGCTGGTCTCGATGAACTCGCGTTTACGGCACGTCAGGAGATTGTAGAGGTTGCTCCAGGAAAGTTGGAATCCGTCAAGCCGTGGATACCGGAGCCCCTTCCTGCCTACCTGCCTTACTGGGATGAACGGCTGAGGCGGGACTTTGAAGATGTTAGTCGAAACCATGCCCCCTCCTATGGCAGACAGAAGGGCTCGATCAAATCGGGTCGTCATGCGATTGCTCTACAGGAGGCGGATGCACGACTGAATTCCCCCATGATGAGGCTTCTGCAGGATTCCCTAGCCCACGTATGTCGACAGTGGGGGTCGATTCTGCATCAGTTCGTTCCAGAAGAGAGAACCCTCACGATTGTTGGGGAGAATACAGAACCGGAAGTCCTGACTTGGTCGAAGGAAGCTCTCCCACATGAGATACATAACGTCACCTGCGATCTAGGAACCGCTCTCGATCGGTCTACAACGATGCAGCTCATAGACATGCTGACGGCCCGCGGGTGGTTGTCTCCTGCCAAAGAGCAGGACCAGAGGCTTGTCTACCGGTGGTTGGGTGAGGGCGTAGCGACAGAAGTTGATCCGACAAAGGACGATAGACGGAATGCCTCTGTGGAGAACAAGTCCCTCCTGCAGGGAAGGTATTTGAATGTTCCTGAGGGGGATGACGACACCGTTCATTTGGAAGAACACGCTCGGATTATGAAGCACGCCCAGTACAGGAGACGTGCTCTTGCCAATCCGGATGTGGAAACCTGCCTCGAAGTCCACATGAGGGAGCATGAGCGGTCTAGGCTGCGCAAGGTGATCCGACAGAAGGTCATGGCGCAGGAGATCGAAGTGAAGCTGATCCAGGAACTCGGACTTCTTCCTCCGATGGGTGCCGGGGGTCCTCCGTCTAAACCTCCTACCCCGGCACCTCCTGCTGACCAGTCTCGTAAGCAGAGACCCGTACGAGCATCCCGCCGGATACAGACAGCTCCGGGGGGTTATGAACAGCGTTCTAGTGGTTTGTTGGTCCCACAGTGAGATAAGTAATGTCAAAGCCAGAGAAAACGAAAGACGATACGACACCCGATCCAAAGGATGACAAGAAGCCCGAGAGCAAGGAGGAAGACACGTCCGGGGCAACAGGGGACACGTCTGAGTCCAAGGAGACTAACAAGGAAACAAAATCGGAGATTCCTGAAGATGACAAGAAATGGGTTGACCTGAAGAAATACGGAGTCACTCCGGAGCAGTTGGTTGCCTATGCACATCGGGGCTATCAGGAAATGCAGAAGGATGGCAAGAGGGACGAGCAGGAGGACGACTCAAAAGGAGAGGACAAGGAGGGGGATGAGGAAGAGCTTCCTGTAACCAAGGCGGAAGTCAAGCAGATGAAGAAGGAAATGGAGGAGATGAGGGAAAATCTCTCTAGGGATATGCGGATTGGCGATGCGGCTTCGATCAATCAGGTGAAACTCGAAGCACTCTGCAATTCCGACTCCCTCCTGAAGGATGATATGTATGCCCGAGAGATCGTAACTGGGAATGTCTACAAAGCGATGGCGAACGGTCTCACAATCGAGCAGGCTTTTGCTGAGGCGTCAGAGAAGCATAGGAAGCATCTCGCTGCAGCAAACAAGAAGGCAAACCAGGACAAGATTGCAGCCAATGCGGCGAGTGGTCCAGGTGCCGGTTCTACAGAGCCGGAGACTCCCAAGCTTCCGGAGTTTGAGCATAAAGCCTCGGACTTTCGAGATGGCACGGCTCTGAAACAGGCGATGGAAGTCGTGCGGACGTTACATGGTGGGTAGTGGTTTTTAGGCAGACCGGGAGCGACGTGGGAAAGGCACTCCGGAACGTCGCCCCCAGGTCCAAAGGAGAAAGTGGATGGCAACACCTTCAACGGCAACGCGAACGACTTACGCGAATCTCCTGCGTCAAGTCTACACGCCGAAGCTGTGGCAGCTCCAGAACAGAGACCGGATTCTCCTTCAGCTTTTGCAGAGAGACGAAGCAAACTACGCTGAGGGTACGCAGATTAACGTCCGGCTTCACACGGCTGGTGCCCACGGCGTCGGTTGGTCAACGGCTGGAACCCTGCCGTCTCCTGGGGCTCAGCTTGGGAACACGGCGTCGACCAACTACAAGCGCATCTACGGTCGCATAAAGGTTGACGGCGCCCTCATGGCTTCGACGAGAGGGCCCAGTGCTGCAGAGGTACGGGCCCTTCAGTTTGAGGCACAGAACATGATTGAGGACTTGGCCGATGCTCTTGCCTACGACATCTGGCAGGACGGTACGGGTCGGCTGGGCGCTCAGATTGTCGCTCTAGATACCCCAGCAGCAGGGGATTTCCGTCTTGCGAAGGCGAACTGTGGGATCAAGAAGAACATGATTCTGGACACCAGTTCGACGACGGGTACTGGAGATGACGCTGAGACTACAGTGACCGTTGACTCGATCGCTGAGGACAGCAATGACTCTTCACAGTACGCGGTTCTGACGAATGGTACTACTGGTGATGGCTCATACAGCGACGTTGTCTACTATGCGTACCGTCAGGGTTCTCGTGGAGATGCAATCGATGGGATCGCCTCCATCGTCAGTGACACCGGCACGTATCTTGGAATCAACCGGGCAACCGCGGGCAACGAGTTCTGGAAGGCGCAGGTCCTCGACAACGGTGGTACCAACCGTGAGATTACTCTCTCCCTAATCCAGGAAGCGATTGATGCGGTAGAGAAGAACTCTCCTGGTACGGTCAAGATCATTGTTACGACCCATGCAATCTGGAACAAGATTGCAAACCTTCTGGTTGCTGACAAAAGGTATGGGGGCAGTGAGCAGACCCTCAATGGCTGGTGTCGAGCACTGATGTTTCGTGACGACATCCCGGTTGTCCGTGACAAGTACGCCCCCGCAAACACGGCGTACGGGCTAGACCTTGATACCTGGACAGTCTACCAGGATTCCGAAGGTGGGTTTATTGACGAGGACGGTCAGATTCTGCGGCAGGTGAGCGGAAGTGATGCTTTTGAGGCGTCCTGGAGGCGGTACCTCCAGTTGGTGTGCCACGACCCGGCAAGCAACTTCAAGCTCTCCGACATTGCTGAGTAAGGTCTCAGTATCCACCCACCTAATTTCCCTGGAGAAGGTGCGCGTGGGGTCAACTGTGTAAAGGAGACTGAACGTGATTAGAGATCGGAACGTCGATTGGAAAACAGGTCGAACGTACATTGGTTGGAAGGACCTAACCGGTACCATCGGTTGTACTGGAGGTACCGTCTTTGTCTGGCTCGATGCAGGTGCTGTTGTGGCTCAGGAAATCAGCACTACGAATCTGGGTGCCCCTTTGATGGAGGCTGCGGATGACCAGCTTAGCCACAACATGGTCGTTCCCCAGGAATGGGACCCAAACTATCCGCTCAAGTTTTCTGTGAACTGGACTCATGGAAGTTCAACGACCGGTGACTCAGTTACTTGGCTCGTCCTCTGTGATTTCAAGGCAGAAAACGTAGCACTCGCGGCGGCTTCCACGGCATTGGATACTGTTATCGCTGATGACAATGTCGTAACCCAGTGGGGGAATCAGTGGACTCCTCAGGGAATTAAGAATGCCAACTGGTTGACCAGGGCTCAGGTAGACAGTGGTCGCTATCAGATGGTTCTTTCAATCGAGGCTGCTGTGCTGACAGACATTACCGAGGACATTCACTTCCTGGGTCTGGAGATCGAGTTCACCAGGAGAATGACAAAGTCGTGATGGTGTTGTCATGGCAAAGAAGTGGATTCAGAAGGCGATCAAGCGCCCGGGCGCCCTAACCAAGAAGGCCAAGGCAAAGGGTCAGTCCGTCTCAGAGTTCTGTAAGAGTACCGGGGGAAAGTCGACCAGAACGAAGAGACAGTGTGCCCTGGCGAAGACATTGAAGGGTTTCTCCAAGGGGAAGAAATCGTGACCATTGAAGAAATCCGCTCGCGGGTCCGCGAGTACATAGACGATCCTGACATCCAGGTCTGGACCGACTCCCGACTTAACGGTCACCTCGACGATGCCGTTAATGAGATGATGACTCTCCTGGACCAGAACATGCCCGAATATGCCGGGTCTATCCAGGGGGACTACGACGTTCTGCTTGGGTCTCTAACTGACATGCTTGCTGCTCAACCTTTCTGGGAAGGACAGCTTCCAACTGATTTTAGGAGACCCATCTCAGTTTTCCGACAGCCTTCCGGTAGTGTGACGTATCACGTTCCTGTCAAGATCATTCCCTTTACGGATGCTTGGCTCTACAAAGGAGTGGATGCGTGTGCTACCTGTTACTTCCGTCACATCTCCCAGAAGAGTGAGGGAGGGGCGGTTACGGAGGGGCAGGATGAGAAGGATACGTGGAATCGTTGGGTTATTGGTGTTCCCTATCCAGTAGCCAGTGTACGTCTGACCGTCATCTACGTAAGGACCCCGAAGAAGGTTTCTGAGTTTTCAGAGAACGACGAACTTTACGACGTTCCGGAGCACTTCCACGGAGTCCTCTGCTTGGGTACGGCGGTCCGTTGTCTCCTGTCGGAAAACCGTGATCCAACCCGCATTCAGCAACTCTATGACAGGGGACTGATGACTCTCATGGGACCTGAGTTCAAGCTGATTTCCAGGGGGAGTGTGACGCGATGAATCTGGAGACGATGCGGGTATCCGTGTATGAGAACACGAAACTTGCGTACTCTACCGAACATCTGAATCGTCTGATTAACAGAGCATCGGAGCACATCGTCAATTTGGTTGAGCAGACGTCCAAGATGTACAACGTCTGTGGTACCCCTATCTCCGTGGCAGTCGTTTCAGGGACGAAGGCGTACAAGATCAGTGCTGTTTCTCCAACCCTCATAGCGATTAGGAAGATTCTCCTGGTAGAGCGTACCGACCTGGACCCAAACAATCCGACAGACTGTGTCCTCATTGATATGAGACATAAGAATCGGTTTAACTGGGGTTATCCCTACCTTAACGAAGTTGGGGCAAGGTCAGTCCGCCCTGTTGTCTACTTTACCCGTCAGCCAAATCCATCCTCAACCTATGCGGATTGGTATCTGAACTTTGCATACGACCCAAAGGCGTCGATGACCTTACAGGTCTACTACGCTCCTCAACTCTCTGTACTGTTTGAAGACGGGGACGCCCCGACCGAGGTTCCGGAGAACCATCACGAGTTGATTGTCATTCGTGCAACCATCATGTGTCTGTCTCAGGCTGGAAAGGATGTTACACCTTGGATGCAGCAGTACGTGGAACTTAGGCAGATGATGGAGTCTGACCTACACCGTTGGAATAAGACAGGACCGTGGGTCCGTCAGTTCTTTGCTACCCATGCCTGATGGTATCCTAAGAGTTAAGGGACCCTTCTATGGGTTGAATGAAAGGGCAGATGAGACTCTCCTGGGTCCTCGGTATGCAGTTGATCTGAACAATGTTCTCCTGGACAACGGGGCCATTCGTCTACGACCGGGCTTCTCTCGAATTAACCAGACGAGTGATAGTCTGATTCAGATTCAGGCTTTCGTTCTGGAGGAGAACATTCAGGAGCAGTCTGCGGTTGTAGGTTTGAGTAGCGAGAAGGCTCACGTCTGGCGGGGTCCCAGCACTTCCACTGAAGCGGGTATGCCCTACACGCTTTCCCACGCTGCATCGATGTCCCTTCTATTGGACAGGATTGTCATTGCATCTATTGACTACCCTCTTCCTGTTGTATGGGATTTGATAGGAGCGGTAGGGGAGGGGACGTACACACCACGTCCTGCCGGTCTCAATGCACCTCAGCCTTCGGGGGAGCCGTGGTTCGTCGCAAAGAAGATACAGCCGGACCAAGTCCATCTTCTTCCTGTTCCAAAGGGTACCTACAGGTTTGCTCTGAGCTTCTATAAGGAGACACGGTACGGGATTATTGAGTCCTCTGCCCACATTGATACTGAGGACATTAACACCTACGTCGATCCGGTCATTGGGGCCTTTGACGGCTACGTAGAAGCCACCTGTGCTGCCGCTGACTTTGCATTGGCCGACGGGGTGCGTCTCTACGCCCTTCATGTTTTGGACGAGGGCGCGGAGGAGACAGGAGAGGCTACCTATCGGCTTGTGGCAGACGTAAAGAGAACGCGGGAGGAGCACTTTACGATATTAGGTTCAGTTCTGTACATCGACTTTGATGGGAGTGTTTGGGATGACTCCTTGAGTACCGATGCTAGGGGTCCCCATGCACCTACAAGGAATGGTCGTCCTCCCAGAAGCAATGTTGTCTGTCTCTACAATGACATGATGCTCTACAGCTCCGTAGAAGACGGACACGTTGGGGACATCTACTTCTCTCAGATTGGGGAGCCGGAACACGTAGCCGCAACGGACTTCTTCCGCGTTCCCGATGATACCTGGGGAAGAACGACCGCAATGGTGGTCTACCAGGGTAGGCTTATCATCTTTAAGGAGCGGGCAATCTACGTACTCTCCGGGCAGATCAACAGGAGGACCAACTCTGATGTAGCCTTGGGAAACCCGTCTCCTCCCCAGGACTTTCAGGTATTCAGGGCTGTAGAGAACATCGGCTGCTACAACACGGATGGTGGGGTAGGCGCTATCGAGTGTGATGGGGTTCTCTACTTCAATGCAGTTGATGGTGTCTACTCCTTCGATGGTCTTACAGCAAAGAAGGTTTCCGACCCGATTAAGGGGTTCTTCAATACCCTTCTGGATAAGGCCCATCGCATTGCGATGTTGGGTAATGACACGGTCAACGGTCGTCTCTGGGTTTCCTATCAGTCCAGTGCTCTCTGCTACGACTACAGGAGAGCAGACCCAGCGACAGGGGTGGGAATCTGGACGAAACACACAGTATCGGGTCTCTCCTGTATCTGCACTCTGGTCCCCTGGGGTGAGGGTGTTGATGACTTCTGGAACGATGACCTGCTCTTTGGGGTTGTCAACGGCGCTCTCTGCGGAATGAGGGAGGGGGCAACAGACGACAATTTGGCATTCTTTGACTGGTCCTACAAAACGGCGGCATTGGATTTCGATCTTCCCGATCGGTCGAAGCTTCTCCGCTACCTGACGGTCCACCATACCAACAAGGGTTCCGCAATTTACCTGAGTTGCATCAGTGAGCGGGAGGAAGATGGGGACCTCGTATCGAAGGATGTAACTATTCCGACGATCCAGAGAAATACAACGAAGCTTCGGGTTGCTCAGAGGGGGATACGGTTCTGGCTCTTGTTCTCCGGTGGGGTCGTCACTGTTGGTTATCCGGAGCTGATACGGAGCTTTACCCTGGAGGCCGAAACACTCGGCTACAGATAGGAGAACAGAATGGATATTCCGAGCGTGTACTTTACGGTTCCGTTGGAACTCCAGCCGGGGGCTCCGACAGCGAATCCCGACCCTCAGACTCTGATTCAGTGTCTTGCTGCGACGGATCACAGGGTCATTATCTACGGTGCCGATATTGGGATTGCAGGAAGTGACCCGTCGACAAACCCAATGACGCTCTCCTGGCTTGTGCAGACGACTGCAGGGACGAACGGTACGTCGGTAACTCCCACACTGCACGACAGGGGTTACAACGAAAGTCTTGAGTCGACCTTCACGCACTTCAATGCGTCGACTGCAACCGAGCCGACAGCCGGTGATGTGCTCATTACCTTTGCCCTGCATCGTCAAGGGACAGCTCCGTGGGTTCCTCCGGACCCGTTGGTCGTAACCACTACTGAGAGGGTGGGTCTTAGGCTGCATGGGGTTGATGCGGTTCAGGGAAACAATCCGTACATCTACCTGACACTCTATTGTTCTGAGTAGGAGGTGCGGTATGTTGAAATACACTCTTGACTATACGTGCACCCCAGCGGCAAACCCAACAACCATCTTCCAGGTTCTTGCAGGCTCTGCCGTGTACGTGCACATTACGGGTATCGACCTTTCCCTACGGGGAGCTTCTCCTGCAACGGCACCGGTCCCCTTTGATTGGGTGGTACAAAGCACTGCAGGAACGATGACAAGTCAGACTCCTGTTCGTCAGGACCGGGGGCTTACAAAGACGATTAGTTCGACTTGTACTGTCAATGCCACTGTAGAGCCGGGTGGCAATACCCCAACAATCTGGGTGTGTTCTCTCCACCAGCAGGCGACTCTCTACTGGCGTCCGGTGTTTCCGATCCGTTTGGAACCCTCTGAGCGGGTTGGTTTGCGCTACCGGAGTTCAACGTACGTGGAGGTAGCCTTCACCATTTACCTTGAGGAGTAGGACGTCTCATGAAGTTCTATGTGACGGAAACAAAGACTCCGACATCGAATCCACAGACCCTGATCCAGGTTCTTGCACCGACCAATACGCGGGTCAGGATTCTCGGGGCGGAGATAGGTTTGAGAGGCAGTACGCCTGCAACCACTCCGATTGCGTTTGACTGGGTGATTCAGACCTCTGCTGGTACAAGTACCGCCATTACAGGGCAGAAGAGAGACCGTGGCTGTGATGAGTCTATCCGTGCAACCATTCTTACAGACTTCTCTGCAGAACCAACCGGAACGACTCAGGTGGTTACGTTCTCTATGCACCAGCAGGCTATGTACCCGTGGAGACCGAGGATTCCAATCCTGGTCAAGGGTGGAGAACGTGTTGGTCTGAGATACAGGAGTGCAACATACGTGGAGACGGTCTTAACGCTCTACGTGGAGGAGTAGAATGCCTACTACTATCTCCCCAGTTGGGGGTACTGGAACACTTCCCTGGACGGGGGTTCAAGGAAAACCGATTGAAGGTCCCCTCTCCACGGATACTCCTGTGTTCGTTCCCAGACTTCTCATGCACTCTCAACCTTTGGAGTACGCAAACCCCTTAGCAGTAGGAACCGTTGGTCCGATCATCCAGACAGGGACACCGGCCTCGATCTGTATTGATGTCCTGATCGTATGAGAAAGTCGCCCCCTTATCCTGTTGCGTCACCTACTGAGGATCAGATGATCCGTGAGCTGTATGCGCGTCTGGAGAGGGCGCAGACCGCCGTCACGATTATCGAGGATCAGGACGAACCTCCCGTTACGGTGATTCCGGGGACAGTGCGCCTGCATAAGGTTGCACCCGTACGGTACGTTCAGAGGAGTTTCAGTAGTGAAACGGGTTGGGATTTAACCTCCGCTATCAATCGTATCAATCCCAGGGAGTGGTCAGGAGAGGGAGATTGGGTTCCCACCACCATCTACTGTCATGTAACCCACCCCTTCAACATGCAGATATACCAGGAAGGGCAGCCGTATGTCTACATGGGAACTGAAACGACAGGGGAGCGTAGATGGGACATTGCATGGGGAACCTTCCCCCTTGGTTGGGAAATAACCCAGTGGTGGTGGATTGAACTCCAGTTCAACCGGTTCGACGAACACTCCCATTCCCTGGGGAGGGTGTACGATGGTTCAATCTACTACGGATTGGATATGACAGAGGTAAGACCGAAGACTGCTGAGCTTTGGGCTGTGGGGGTGTTTACAATCCTCTATGCCCAGACTGGAACCTCCGGCGATCTGTATGAGCTGGATGATCTGCGTGGAGAGACGATAGCACGACCGGAGGGAATTGTCTGATGCGCACTGTTCCTCCCTATCCTGCACAACGCTCTCCTGCAAAGGACCAGATGCTCCGTGACCTGTACGGAAAGGTCCGAGGACTGGAGAGGTCCATTACGGTTATTCGAGATGCAGAAACCCCAGAGATTGTAATACCGTGGATTACTCTCCATGCCTACAAACCCGTGCGCTACCGAAGAGTTATCCTAAACTGGAACGTGGGGTACGGTCTAACGTCGATGGATCAGTACAATCCCTACTCCCTTCGTTTTGACGACAAGTGGGTCCTCCTTGGGTACCAAGTCCTTCTGTACGAACCCTGGTACCCAACACAGCAAACGAACGGACTCCGTCTCCCCAATATGCTTGTAATGATCGGAAGGAATGGAGGCCAGCCTGGGACACACGACGTCAGGGAGAGGGATGTCTTTGCCCGCGGTGAGATTAATATGTCCCAGATGGAAGTTGGAATGAAACGGTGGGACGCTATTGGAATGCGTGAGAATCCCTACCGCTTCTCCTGGTTCCAACAGGGGATAGAACAGAGAGGAAAGGTACACGAATCGGAACACGGAATCTTCCTGTCCCTGCAGTCTGTGACTCCTGGAAGTCCTGTATACTTCTATTCAAATCAGGTTGGTTCGTTGTTTGTGACTCTGATCTATGGAATTCGGGACTTGGATACCTATCCGGAACCACCCGATTCCCTACCAATCAGTGAGCTGCCTCCGGGCACAACCTTGATCCAACCCGTTTCTCCGGAGTGGCAATGGCGGGATCGTTAATCGTTGGGCAAGGAAGGATCGGAAGCTTTTCAATAGCTTCCCCTGCCAGTCGCGCTCCCCATCTGCAGACAGCAGTGGCAATTGGTACGGACGGTACGGTTGTTCAGGTTTCTGGTGTGTCATACGACTTGGACCTAGAGGCAGG